TAATAGGGTTTTCTGAATCTCCAGAAATGGTTTGATTGGTTAATGCTTTTAATTCCGATTGAGATGCTAATAATTTGTATAAAGCAATTTGAGTAGTGGCGTTGTCTGAATCATACCACTTTTTGCGCAGGTTGTTTTTTATGTTTAATTTGTTTTGCTCAATCGCTTCTTTTATTAAGGGAAATTCGTGCAAATTATGATTATAGAATGTCTTTTTATCGCATGGCAAATAGCTAACCAAATCCTCTATAAAGTGAATGTTTTTAGTCTTTATTACTTCAAGTGATTTATCAATTAACTCTTCCGTTTTGTATGCCATTGTGAATGTTTTTTAGGTATTCTTTGTATTGCTTTTTATCTCCGTACTTTATATGACAATCCCGGCATAAAGCCATTAGGTTGCTAATATCATTTTTATCCTTTGTTCCACCCATTCCCCTGCACTCAATATGATGAATATCCACAGCCGTTTTATTGCAGATTTCGCAAGGTATTTTACAATCGGTCGTGAATCCCATAGTTTTGAGGTATGTCTTAACATAAGTTTTCATTTTTTCTTTTTCGTTTTAATTGTTGATACGCAAATAGCGTATGCTTGTTCTTTGCTCTTCCCCTCTTTCATTAGCTTTTTTACGCATCTATCTAATTTTTCTGTCATAGGGGTTTATTTTAATCCATAATACCTTTTCATTTCTATCCTGTAATTACGCCACAATCCTCTTAATGCTTCTCGATCTTTGTCTATTAAGCTAAATTTCTTATTTGCCCGATTACGCCTTATAGACAAGATAACCGCCTTAATCATTAACCTGTATTGTTCTATTTCTACCATCATTCCCCATTCTTTGCCCGGTAATACATTTGTGTAAGCATTTCATCTGTAAAGACTTCGTCATCTAAACCGTATCGTTTTCTAAAGTCATTGATCATTTTATTAATCGTTACTTCTTCACCGTTGTAATGCTTTGTTGCGTCTATCCAGCCACCTATCCGGTGTTTAATAATTAGTTTTAATGCCCTTAATGTTTCTTGTTGCATAGATTAAAAAAAGAGGGGCGTTGCACCCCTCACTAAACAATTATTAACCACGTTACTTTATGCTCAACTTAATTGCAAAGAACATCGCTTTTAACCCTGATATTATCGCTTCCAATACTACATCGCTCTCAAATTCCGGCTCAAGTATTGCCTTAACCTCATTTAATAAGGTATGTATTTCACCAACACTTGCGTTTGCTATTTCTGTCTTACATTGATCCAGTCCGGTAAAGGCAGCTGGAGCATCCATTGCCTCATCTAAAAACGCTGCAACGTCTGTCAACTGAAAACCATCCTCAAAACTTTGTAATGATTGTTTCGCTAATTTTGCGAAAAATAGCGTGATTTCTTTTGTTTCTTTCATTTTTTTTTCTTACAAAGATACGGAAAAATAGCTTTTGATTTCCATACTTATTACTCCGTTCTCTTTTGGTTGCTCAAATTTAGTGAATAAATTAATGATTTTTTTATACAATGGCTGTCGCTCAATTATTACAAATGCAGGATCATTCTTTGCTTTACGTTTTAGTATGTATTCTTTGTTTTCATGGGTAAATTTAATTCCCCTTGTAGTGATTGATTTTTGCACAAACAAATCAAGGTTTTTGATCAATCCCCTTTGAATGTCCGGCTCTTTGGTGTAATTAATTATTATCATAATTCATTAAAAATTTCATTTTCATCATTAACACCCTCCCATGCTTTGCTAAATTCTTGATCCCCAAAAATTTCTGTTAATCCACTAATTTGAGATAGCCTTAAAACTTCGTCAGCATCCATACCTAAATGTTTTGCAATCTTTTCATTATTCCACATTCTACGTTTTAATTCAATTACAATGTCTGACATTGCTGTTACTGAATGTTTACCCCTTGCTCTGTTATGCCTTATTGTTGATGCCATTCTGTCTGCTTTGTCCTCTCTGTCTTCATTGATTTTTACAACTGGCAAATATCCATGTATTCTTTCTCTAATGTCCTCATATTCTTTACCTACTCTATGTCTATGGAATCCATCAATAACCTCTATTCTATTATCCTCAATCATTGTTACAATAGGTTGTGTGTATCCATCCTCTTTAATGCTTAAATATAATAATTGCATTTCTGGAGGCGCAACTGAATTGGGATTGTAGTCGTTTTGTATTACATTGTCTTTTTTTACCCATGTAACTAAATCAACTGGCTCATGTTTAAAAGGTGAAACATCATGTATTTCTTTGCGAATTAAATTAATTGATTCTACCTTTTCTTCTAAATTCATTTGCTTTAAAAGATCTTTGATTTGTTTTACTTTCTCGATAATGGCTTCCATTTTATTAGATTTAAATAGTTAATAAATTGTTTGTTAATCTCATACCCTTGATTAATGTAAAAATCTTTTACTTCTGTTTTGCACACAATTTTTACAGAATTATTTTTTTCAAATATTTTATTTTCTGCCATCCTTAATAATTCTTTGCCGATTCCATTGCCTCTTAAATGATTTTCAACAAATAAATATCTTATTGTTGACTTATTTATGACAAAGAATTTATTAGAATCAATGTACCAAACATCATTTTCTTTAAATGTTATAATTTCTCCCAATTCGTAATTAATATCTTGTCTAAAAATATACTGTTTCGCTTGATCAATTATTTCAAGCCGGTTGGTTAAATAAATTCCATTCATGCCTTTTCTTTTGCATTAATTTCATGTAATTATCGTAATTGCTGCTTTTTGTAATACTAAAGCCTAAATTTCTACACCAATAATCATTTCTTAATAAGGTTTTAGCTATTTGCCTCCATGCTGGTACTTTGCCTAATTGTTCCAATCTATAATCCGCTTGGTCAGGTATTCCTGTTGGATAACCTCTTTCTTTATACCATTGAATATATTTAGCTATTTTATTTTTGTAATGCTCTGATGTTTTTGGAGGCATTGTTTCTAAAATGAATAAACTAAAACTTTCCCATGTATGATTTTCCGGTAACGATATTTTTAAATTACCTAAAATATTTCCGTTCTCTTTACTGTATAATGCCCCACTATTTACACCGTTCATTCTTGAAACAAGTTTTTGCCATGTTTTCGGTTCAATAATTTGATAAAGCCATAAATTTTTTCTTGCTTCATCTCCAAATGGTTCATCTATTCTCATTTGGTTTATTGTTAAACCTGCTTTATACATTAGATCATAAACTTTATTGTATGATTTTTTTTCTATATGATTATAAAGCCATATATCCTCTGTTCTCCAGTCATAAATAGGATAAATATTGTAACAATTATTTGTAACCTTTACAGTATAACGCAAATCATTATACCTATTAATGTCATCTCTTATAATTGTCCTATATCTATTTAATGATTCTTGCGCTCTTAATCCAACAAAACAAGCTGTTTTTTCACCTTGAGAATACCATTCAGCAAATAATGGCACAAATTCTTCAAATGTTATATTATTAAAATAAAAAGGGAAAAAATATCCATATTTAATAGATCCCGTTTTTTCCTTTTCTCTAACCCATAAATCTTTCTTATTATTATCCCATGATTTCCATAATGGCTCAATCATTGATGTTGAGTTATTGGTCAAAATTTCTGTTTGAATCCAATATGGATCTATGTGTTCTTGATATTTTGAATATATTTCTCTGACATATTCTATTGTGTAATCAAATTGACATTCCCAATCAATAAACAAAACGCCTACTTTTTTATTTTGTCTTTTGGCTTCGTCTATAACTAAATGTAACATTACGCTACTATCTTTACCGCCGGAAAAACTTACATATACTTTATTAAATTCCTCTAATATTATTTTAATACGTTTCTTTGATTCTGTAAGTACATCATTGGTCAAATAAAGTTTTTTCATGGTTATTGCTTTTTATATACTCATTAATAATATGTTCTGCTACTGCATTTGCTTTATTTTGATTTTCTTTATTTAATAAATTCCATGCTATTCGAGTCAAATATTCAGGACAATTATGTTTATACATACAAGCAGCTGCACCTAACCACGCTCTTTTATTTTGATCATTATTGGTCAAATTAACTGCCGTTGCATTAATCCAATTATTCACGACTTCTTTACAAGCATTATAAAAACCAATTTCGTTATTCAATAATTGTATTGCATGAATGACTTTTACGTCTTTATCAATAATGCCATTTACATCATACATACCAGACAAATAATCTTCCCATTCTGTATAATTTTTAAATACCTGTTTCAAAGTTATTTTATTTTATGCAAATATAAAATTAATTTTAAATTATTTCTAATTCCGCTCCAACAATTAA